GGGGAATCTAAAATTTCCCTTTACTTTCATTTCAATTTAGGGTATAATATATACTGTGAACAACTACTTTGATGACTATATTATGCAAATGCTTTTTACATCGCTCGGAAAATCTAAGAAGAAAAAACCCACCGCAAAACAACGTGAGTTGAATGAGAGTTGGGAGAAAATGTTAAAGAAGTATGCCACAAAGACTGTTGCTAAACCCAAGCAACAACTCAGTGATGTATACTCACTTGGTACACCTGCTTGTCGTGAGACACCTAAGATTCCAAGTCTTCCCTTTACTGGTGGTCCATGTCCATTGAAACCAAATCCAGTTTACACTGGTGATAAGATCAAAGGTATTGGCACCATGCATAAGTCTAATGCAGTTCCAGTCTTTTCTGATCAAGAAGCAAAAGACATTGCAACTATGCGAAGAAATTAATTTGACTTTTATTAAAAATTAAGGTATAATTACATTATGGATTACAAAACCAAACGTCACGAACTTCTAGTTCAGAAGATGAAACTAGATAAGTTCTTTACAATGTATCTGGATAAGTTTGATAAACAGATGGATTGTGAAAGACCAAACACCCCTGTGTGGAAACTATTCAAACAAAAATCTGAAGAATACACTAAACTATGTCAGGAAATTCGCAATGTTGAATATTGGATTAAAAAACATGTCTAATCCTCTTGTTACTGCAGATCGAAACAGAATTTTTAAATCATCAAATGATTTCTCTATGCACATTGAACAAATTGTGCGTGATAAAAAGATATCTTACATGGATGCTGTTCTTCAATATTGTAAAGAAAACTTTATTGAACCACAAGATGTTGCCAAACTTGTGAATAAGTCACTCAAGGATAAACTTGAAGTAAACTTCCAAGATGAAAATTATTTACCAAAGCGTGCGAAACTGGATGTTTGATTGTGGATGGATTTAAAGCATATCGCTATTACCTCGCACTAAAATTACACTTTACTTCTGAAAAATTTAACGTCTTCGAAAATAGAGGAAATGTTAAAGGATCACGTGAAGCGTTTGAAGCGAGAAATGATAGATATATTTTTGAGAAACTGGCAAGAAAGATTGGCAATGATCGTGATATTATCCAGTTCTTTGTTGCAAACTTTGCTTATGGTAATGAGTCTGCAATTTATGCAGGACAAGAAGCTGATGATAATCTAGGTGAGTGGAATAAAAGAAAACAAAGCATTACTAAGATTTTTATTGATGATCTAGCGTCTTTACTGACGTATGTTGAGATAAATAAACTACCAACTTCTAGTATCTTTGATTTTAATTTTAATGAGTACCCTGCTGCATTAAAGTTGTTTCTTGGTAATAAGATTTCAATTGAAACTCTGGTAATTATAAATGAACTTGATCATATCGTTGAACACTGGCTTGATAACCCTACTGTTCAGCATATATGGAGTAATGAGTTGTTACGAATTAAGAAGTTGAGCGGATTCGTTAAATACGATAAAGAAAAACTACGTAAGATATTCATACATTTTGTTGAAGAGTTAGATTAAAATGGGTCGCACTTATTATAAAGCATCAAAGAATTTTGATGATGGGAATTCTAGTAATAGTTCGGGGAAACCTGCTAGACATGCTAATGGTCGAAAGACTGGTGGTATGAGAACTATAAATAACTATGTTGAAGAAGATTATGATTTGAATGACGAAGACTTTAATGATGACGTTGAATTAGATGATAAGATTCAGATACAACATACTAAAAATAAACCGTAATATTAATACTAAGGAAACATACGATGGATATCCAAACACTCCGTAAAATGCGCAATCAAGACTTCAGCAAAATCGCTGGAGAATTTGATAAAATCTCTAACCCACAAAGTGGCGAAAAGAAGTCTTATGACGACAATCGCTTCTGGCGTCTAGAAGGCGATAAAGCTGGCAACGGAACAGCTACTCTCCGATTCCTACCACGTGTTGAAGGCGATGAACTCCCATGGGTTCGCATGTTCAACCACGGATTCCAAGGTCCAACTGGAAAATGGTATATCGAAAACTCCCTAACAACTCTTGGTGAAAACGATCCTGTCGGTGAGTTGAACACTATGCTTTGGAACTCAGGTTCTGATGCTAACAAAGAGATCGCTCGTAAGCAAAAGCGTAAGTTGTCTTTTACTGCCAACGTACTCATTGTGTCTGACCCAAAGCACCCTGAGAATGAAGGTAAAGTATTCTTGTTTAAGTTTGGCAAGAAAATCTTTGATAAGATTATGGACAAGGCTCGTCCAACCTTTGAAGACGAAAAGCCAGTAAACGTGTTTGATTTGTGGGAAGGTGCCAACTTTAAATTGCGTATGCGCAAGAAAGATGGTTATGCTAACTACGATGAGTCCGTGTTTTCTGACCCATGTCCTGTAGCTGACAGTGATGAAGAAATTGTTCGTGTCGTTAATGCTCAGTACAAGTTGTCTGAGTTTACCGATCGCAGTAACTTCAAGTCTTATGATGAATTGAAGAAGAAACTAGACGCAGTTCTTTCTGGTGATACATTCGCTGGTAAGTCTGCTGCTCAGATGGCTGAACAAGAAGATCGTCCAGTCGCTGCAGCACCAACCTTTGCTTCTAAGCCAGCACCTGCTCCAAAAGCAGTAGCTGTTGATGATGACGAAGATGTTATGTCTTACTTCAAGAAGATCGCTGCAGAAGAATAAAACAAACTGACTAGAATGTTTTAAAGCCACCGTAAGGTGGCTTTTTTCATTATGTGTATCGACTTGCTGCGTACCTACTATTAGATGATTCCACATTCCTAATTGGAGGTCTCATTTGAACTTGAGTAGTGTTATTATTTGTAGTAACTGGAGCGTTCACTACATTAGTCTTATTAGATGGCGCAGGTGTTTCTTTGGCACCCGCATTCTCAGCTGATTTTGATTCAACTTGATTAGCAGTTGTCGGTGCAGCAGCAGTGGGTGCTGCTGGAGTAGCCTTTGCGTCAGATTTAAATGGGTAGAATGGACCAATTGAAACTTCTTTACCAACAATTGGAATCTTAAATTTAATCTCAGGAACACCAATGTTTTCAATTAGTTTCATAAACGAATCTTTAACACTAGTAATAAACTCAACGAATGGTTTTACTAGGTGATCATAAGTCCATTTACTGAAGTCACCAATAACTTCTTTGATCTTTTCTTTATCGAATAAACCGAATGTTAAGAAGTCAATAATACCAGCTAGACCAGCGATAAGTGCTTTGCCAATATCACCTGTCTTCATAAACTCATCGAAGCCATCCATAACACCTTCAAATAAAGCACCGATAATCATACCGATTGCAAATACTTTGCCAAGTGCTTTTAGAATATTCATAGGATTAAACATGGCTTTAAATGCGGTCATTAAACCAGTGCCCAAGAAACTCATAATAGTATCTAAGAAACCACCACCAGATGTTTTTGCTTCTTCAGGTTTCTTTTGACCATCTTTCTTATCACCACCAATATTATCAGCAATTTTTTGTAGGAGATCTAACTCTTGTTGCTGCATTTTCATATTTTCCGCAGCTTCCTCAGCCCCTTGTGTTGCTTCAGCAGCAGTGGCTGTTGGAGTTTTACCAAGTTCAGGAGCAGAAGGAATTGGTACTAATTTACTCATTCCCGTTGCAGAAGCAGCTTTCTTCTCTGCCATTTTTGCTGCATATTTGCTCTTGTCGGCAGCAGTAGGAACTATATTACGATTGACTGGAGTTGGGCTGTAAATATCTGTTGCTCTTTGATATTTACCAAACTCATCTGCATTTGATTGGCGCTTTTCTAATAGTTTAGCAAACTCAGGATTAGATGATTTTAATTGTTCCTCGCTTACCTCTGGACCACCATTAGCAGCTGCAGATTTTATCTTGTCGATTTGTGCTTCAGTTTTCTTTGTTGCTTTAGATGCAGCTTGTGCGCCTTCATAATCTTTCTTAAGATCTTTTGTAGAAGCTGTGCTACCCATTGCTCGTTGTTGCTCAACGAACTTATCGCGTTCTAGTGTTTTATTAAAAACACCACCAACATTTAAAGCACCAAGAACAGTTTTCTTAAGACCACCAGCAGAACCGAACTTCTCTTTAAGACCTTCTTTCTTATCACCCAGTTTTTCACCAAGAGTTTTAAACGTCTTCATACCCTTTGCCATCTCAGCGATATTCTTTGCTTCTTTATCCCATTCAACTTGAAACTCATCTTGAGTTTTCCAGTAACGACGACTACCTTTGAATTGTTCTTTGGCAACCTTGAGCATTTCTTCTTGTATCTTAGAATAGTCTGGTTGAGCAGCAACAGTAGATGTTGTTTCAGCTTTCTTAACTTCTTTAGATAAGTCTAGTAGTGTCTTAATAGAAGTTAATTCACCAAGTGCAGTTTGCTGCATTTCAAGTAACTTAGAAAAAGCAACATCATCCCACGCTACAACTGATTGAGTAATAGTTTGTTGGATATTTACCGCCTGTTGCTCTACAGGTTTTTGTCTTGGTGGACTTTTTCTTTTTGCCATTTTATTATCTCTGCTGGTTAGCTGCTATTCTTTGTTTTTCTTCTTCTAAGTACTGAATCAATAATGTAGTATAAACTTCTCTTTCAAAAGGTATCATATCTTCAATCTCTGCCAAGGAGTATTTGTGGTACTGCATCAAAGCGAAGTTTAGTTTATAGTAATTCGCCAAGTTTTCATGACAGAGATTCATTAAAAAAAACTTTGCATTCCTTCTAAGGTTTTCTTATGATGTAGATTGCATATTGGGCAATCATACTCTACATCTTTTTTAATCCTTGGTAATGTAGCAAAGAATTGTTGAACTTTTACAAACTGCTCAGAGTTTAGATTATAAAGAAAGTCAAGAAGTTCTGTTTTCTTTTGTTCTTTTGCATAATGAATCTTATCGCCTTCGTAGATTAGTTCAATACAATCAGCGACAATATCAAAG